GTTCTTCAGAGTATTGAGGCTTTAGCCTATCAAGTAAGGAAATCATTTTATATGTCATTGTCTTTGTTTTAAGTTTTCCCAAAGCTACAAAAAAAAATTTAATAAACAAAATGTAAACACTTAAGCAACAAAAAAACCACCCTTTACAGAGTGGTTTAATTGGGCTGGTTAGCCATAAAACAAAAACATAGAATATTAAGCAAAGGTAAGTATTATATATATATCTTAAAAGTTTTGATGCTTTTTTATTTCATTTAATTTGTCGTTAAATTCTTGATATATTTCTTGCCAATCTGCATCTGAAAATTTTATCATACTTCTTGAGGTCTGTAATAGTTCTTGTGATAGTTCTTGCCCCAAAGCTATACTGTATTCATACTGCCTACCATATTCAAACCGATTGCACTTTCTACATTGTGCGTGTACGTTCCTTTCGTCATACCTTGTGATTAGATACTTTCTACTTATAAAGTGTCCCGCATCACTTTCAGAAAAATGTATCGTTTTACCACAGCTTACACATTCACAATAACCAGTATTGTTGTCTACATCTCTACGTCTTATATATTCGTGAAATACTTTATCTATCTTATTCTTCCAGTATTTTTGTGTTTTTTTAGGCATTGCCCCAAATTAGAATAGACCTCAGAAGTCATTATTTTATTATAACTGTTTTTGTTTCCCTTTCTTTATCTGTTTATGTTTCCCTAAATATATATCTATTTAAGCATACCATAATTCTATAATAAAAAGCTCAAAGTTATTAATTAAATTTTAGAAAAAAAAATAGAATACTACTTTTTCCAGTTCTTAGTTATTTTCTCAGCAGAACGCATACCAAAATAACCACCATAAACAAGTAGTAAAAGTGAAGAAAGTAAGTCAATCCAATTTGCGTCTATTTTAAAGCCTTGTAGTGAACTATCTAAAATTATGTATATAAATAGTGTAAGCGTTAAAAAGGCAAGTGTAAGGGGTCTTATATTGCGTGTAAGATAGCTGTCAGTGGCGTTGTCGCTTACCCATCGCTTTGTGGTTTCTTCAATCTCTTTGTTTTGTTGCTCGTGTATTAATTGCTGTAGTTTTATCTTGTCCTCTGTAGATATGTCGGACTTAGTTATTTCTTTAATCGCTTCGCTTGGAGATATAACGCCCTCAAGCACATTACCTAAAGCTGGGTTAATTACCTTTGCAGCACCGAGCAAGAGCCTTCCTACTGTCGTATCTTTAAACTTCTTCTTAGGCATTGTTGTTTTTTCTAAAATCCCATCGTGCTTCTGTTCCTCTAATGTCTATGTGTGTAAAGGTGTCATACCTACCTAAGCCACCACATTTTATAAACCCACCTTGTTGTAATTTCTCAATGGCATTTGCAACCTCGTCTGGTGTAAAGTTTTTTACTACTATGTCTGCTGCCTTACCTTGCAAGTGTTGAGATTTTAATGTTCCATTATTTATACCATTCCAAGCCTCACATCTGTAAGCACTATTTATTTTTATAGGCTCTTGTAATTCATCCCTAATAATTTGTAGATTTTCTGCGAGTTCTTTGATGTTTCTATATACATCATCTGAAAGCCTACAATAACACCCCTCAAGATTGCCTTTGCACTCAAACTCGCTTAGATTAAAGTTCTTTGTCAGCTTCATTCTTTTTCTTGTATGTTGCGTATATCTTTTGAATTGTATAAACAATAGAAGCCAAAAGAAGTATAATTTTAAGGCTATTTTCCACAGCAGTAAAGCTAATTCCCAAAGTAATTAGATTAAATAAGTACAATCTCACGTCTTGCAAATTCATAACATTATTGCTTTTAAAAAAGCATTCCATTTAGCAATAAGATAAAATTGCAAGTTTTCTATTTTGTTAGCTAAGTATCTAAGTCCTTTTACCATTACATTTTATTTTTTTGATAGTCCACACCAAAAAAGCTGTGTACTCCGTTTCCATCTATATTACCTACTGCATTTGACTTCCAGCCATAAGGGTGTTCATCTAAGCCTACCCACATAACATCTAAGTGATACTTGTTGCTAAGTACTGGTGCTTTTATTTCTTCGCCTTCTTCGTCATACTCGCCACGCTCTAAAATAATATGACCCAATTTAACTACAGCGTGTGAGTGTGTAGGGTACTCGTTTCCATCTTCGTCTTTATTTACTCCTAAGCCCTCTATTTTAGCTTCAGCAGTTTTTTGGTCTTTAAATTCGTATTTTCCTATTTTCATAATTATGTTGTTAAACAAGTTAGTTCTGCGTCTGTTAAGGCTTCTTTATATACTGCAAGGCATTTTATTTTTCCGTTAAATTCAAATTGGTCGCCTCTATTTGTTTCAAAAACAAACATTCCGCTGGGCATAGTACCAGATGTGTCTGTTGCTACTTCACTACCATTAAACCAAAGTGCCATATCATTAGCCTTATATTTTAAAGCTATTTTATTATACTGTGTCAAATCTGGTGCTGTATAAGACAATGTTGCTTGGTTTACACCACCATCAACAACAAATCCTTTTATAACATTGCTTGTTTCATCCCATTCTAAACAAATCCTATTGCTTAGCGAGTTGTCAGTTAAAGCTATGTTTCTTGTAGTTCCATCGTTAGCAAGTGCAGCCGCTTCCACATATAAAACACCCTCTGACGAGTTTATAAATTCCAATAAACCACCACTTATAGCTGACGAAGAGCTTGTTCTTGTTACTGTTCCACTTGTAGTTGGTATGTAAGAAGTAGCGTAAGATAGGGCTTCAATTTGTGCATTTGTTACAGAGCCACTAACTGTACAAGTTAATGTTCCGCTTGAGGGCGTGAAACTCAAACTAACTCTATTATTAGCACCAGTACCATTAATTGTGGCACTATGTGTACCACTTAAAGTAATTGAGCCAGTACCATAAAAAGAAACAGTATGACTTGCAGCAGTTGTAGTAACGCCTTGTGTTGATAAAGTAGCTGAATTTAAAAATAAATTTGTTGATTGAGGCTCGAACAAAATATGTCCTACTCCACCAGTATAGTCAATTCTTGGTAACGCAGCATCAACAGTTTCTACATTTCCACTCTCGTTTACCCTTGTTTTATTAGAACGAGTTTGAGTTGTAAAGTCGGCTTTTGATATTTTTTTCACAATTACATTATCTACCGAGCCAACAAAAGCTGGGTTTTTTCCACCTGGGTTTACTCTAATAGATACAGCAGTATTTCCATTAGCTCTTATTATTTCTGTGTAAGTACCAGCCTCAGTTCTGTTTGTGCCATAAGCATCTGAGCCACCACCAGTAAAACCTATGATACAAACACTGCCAGAGGTATAAGAAGTTATTGTATAAGTAACTTCATAATCTTGTAGGTTATTAAATGTTCCATCTATGGTTTGTGATAAAAGAGAAAAACCACTCTGTGAGCCATCAGAACTTGCAACCCCACCACTAATAGACCATCCATCTCCTTTAGTCCAGTTGCTGTCAGTAGCAAAATCTCCATTTACAATAGAGTTATCTCCTATTGTTTTTGGCGGTTTGACTGGAAATAAAGTGTTTTCCGCATAGGCGGTAGGTGTCAGTATTATACTTGCTTTACTTAATAGATTACTCATTATTCACAATTTTCTAAAGATGTTAATATTGCAGTTGTACCAGTAACATTCTCGTAATACGTTGCTCTGACTTGTAGGGCTGAGAGTAAATCTGGTATTTCACTTGTTACCGAAAGGTCGTAATAAACGCCACCCCAGCCATTTTCGTTTGGATTTCCCCACCAAGTTGTTTCGTAAATTTTTCCGTAACTCATAATTATGTTGTTAATTCTTTTAATTCTGCACCTGTCAATTCAGTATCGTACAATCTAAATTCTTTAATAGAGTTTCTTTTGCCAGTATCAGCCGACAACCTCAAAGCACCTAAAAGAACGTCTGGATAGTCCCAAGTAACAGCATCTGAACTTGTTACAGTTACAGCACTTAAACCATCGAAAGAGTATTTAAAATCTGTTTCATTTTGAAAACAAACTGCAAACTTAAAAGGTGTTCCTACCGATAAAGTATGTGATATTGAATTTGATGCACTTGTATCGGTATCTCGTCTTACAATTTTAACTGTACTTGTATTTCTGAGCAGTAAAGCTAAGTAATAATTAGCATTTGTATCTACATCCTTCAACAAAGAAAAAGCATAGCTGGTAGAAGATAACTCATTTGGTATAACTTCTCCGTAAACTGTAATAGGGTAGTTTGATGGCATAGAGGAAAAATCAGCAATTTTACAAGTTTCTAAGTTCCTTGTAGTTGAGCCAGAAGATAAGTTAGCAATGTAGCTTGATAGACCACTTTCTTCAAATTGTAAACCCCAAACAAGTACTGAACTACCATCTCCAGTGTAATCTACATCAGATGTACCTTGTTGTAATTGCACAAAGTAACCGCTTGTGTGTGTTGCGTTTGCTGTGGCTGTTATACCTATTCTGTACCAACCATTAGGATAAGTTTCAAATAGTTGTACATCCCCAGTAACAGCTTGAGTATCTAAATTAAAAGAACCGCTAACACCCATAAAAGCACCAGCATTTATAAATATAAATCTATTGTCGCTTTGTTTTTTAACGAACAAACTTAGAGTATATTGAGTTCCACTTGTTGTAGATAGCACACCACCAACATAAAATCTATGTCTGCTGTTGTTTGTATCTTCTTTTAACTCCATAGCCTTTTTTTCTCCAGTAGGTGCTATTGAGTTATTATCTGTAAGTGTTCCGCCAGTTACAGTTTTACCAGTAGACAGTTCTGAGTATTGTTGTGAGTTTGTTTTGGATGGCTCTAAAAGTAAATTAGGACAATCGCTATTTAACCAATCAAGCCTTGGTACAGTTGTAGCAACAGTTTCTATAAGTCCATCCTTACGCACTCTTGTAGCTTCGCCAGTCCTTGCAAAAGTAAAGTCCCCAGTACCATCACTTGGCAATACAGAATAAACCTTTGTGGCTTTTTGTCCGCTTGGTATTAATGTTAAAGTAGGTTTACTCATTCTTTTTCTTTTTTATCTCTTGCTTTTTTAAAGTTTCAAGAATATATTTTTTTAGTTTACTAAGGTTTGTTTCTTTTACCTTGTATCTCATAGTACCCAGCCTTTAAAGGTTGTGTCTGTGTCTGGGTCGATGTCCTCGTTTGTGTTCGTGTTGTACTCTGGGAACAAGTTATCGTTAAAACTTAAATAATCTACTAATCTTGTAGAATAGTAGTTAGCGTATTCTCTCGCCTTAGATACTAAGTAATCTACTTCGTTTTTATCTACGTTCTGAGCGGTTTCGCTTGAGTGCTTAAACACACCACCATTTTTTATTTGATAAGCTGCAAAAGGGATGTAGTTCATTTGTGCAAACCATATCAAAGTAGGCTGTACATAAGTGTTTACTAAGCTTAAATAATTACCAGCCAAAGACCCAGCAACAATATCAGCACTTATCTTATTGTAGAGGTCTGTGCCTAACAAGTTTTGTATGTCGATTTGCTGTGCGACCTTAATAAATTGTATAAACTTATCTGTGTCTACATTGCCATCAATTATAGAGTTTTTAACTAAGTCCGTTCTGTTTATAAATAGTGCTGTTGCCATTAGTTCTTAAATCCTATTTTGTTCCAATATTCAGCGGTATAACCTTTATACTTCATATCCTTTGGTGCTACTGGTACTTTCTGAGCGTTTGCCTCTGGCTTGAAACCCCTTGACCTTGCCTCTGACGTTGTAATTGCATCGCCTAAGCCTTTAGCACCATCCTTGCGCACATACGTCTTTCTAAGCCATTTGTGTTGGCATCTTGCACCGCCTTTGTATAGCCATATTGAGTAAGTATCGCTTCCACCCTTACCAAAACCAGCATTAACTACCTTTGTGTCCATTGAGATAATATCTTCCTTGCGGTAAACCTTTTTAGCATCTACCATCTTTTTACAGAAAGGTCTTGAGTTTGCGCTGTATCTTTGTGGGCTGTACATATACCTTACTAAGAAAGTATTACCTTCTTCAGCTTCTTGTTTGCTTTCGCCATCTTGTTCGCTTTCTCTAAAAGGCTTTGCGCTACCAGTACTTACAAACTCCCATATTTTAGCAAGTGTGCTTTTTTCTTTTGGTTTGTTTAAGTCCGTTATAACCTCGTCTAAGCCATCTTCTTCGTCATAGTTTACCTCTCGCTCATCCATTACGTCAAAGTCGCTTAAAAGGTCTGTTTCGTCCTCTCCTAAGTCAATTAAGGCATCTGCTATATCGCTACCTAATTCCTTTGGCAAATCTTTGGCTAATTTTACGCCAGTTTCTTCTTCTCTTGTTTCTTCATCCTCTACGTTTTCAAGGTCTGTAAATTCAAGCGGTTGTAAGGTCTTAAAGTATAGTTTTAAAGAGATATTATTAAAAGCTAATATACTATCAAAGGCATCTATTAAAAGGTGCTGAAATGGTCTAATAACTGTGTTATCCATAAGCACCGATGCAGTTTGTAGTTCATCTGCATTATTACCCAATCCAGTGCTGTCTTTAATTCCTAAAAGCATAGGACTTACAACTCGGTGTGCCACCATTATTTTTTTGCCACTCTCATCGCTCAAGAATTGGTATTGGTTATGTGCATCACTTAATTGTATAGGCTCTATTGTAGCTTGGCTCTCTGCGTTATCATTGAACGCAAGTATAAACTTACCAGCGTTGCTTGAGCCACTAAATTTAGAGTATATGCGGTTTTCTAAGTTTTGTCTTTCTTCAGCGTTTGGTGTTCCGTTGTTAAAATTAATCAACATTGATGGGGCTAAACCATTAAGGATGTTGTTTAAGTGATAGTTAGATATTTCTTCTTCTAACTCTGCGTACTGTAAACCACCTTGATAATCTGGGCTTGAATAGTACTTATAACCCGCTCTGTAAGGCTTTATGTAAATAATCTCAATACTCTCATTTGAATAGCCAAAAGCTGGTATGCGTTTTAGTTCTGTTCTTGGTTTTACATTACTCCAATCATCACTATAATAGTAGCCAGTTATTTCGCCCTTCTCGTTACACTTCTCTGCTCTTAAATTCTCTACTGGGATGTGTTCTACTTGTGCTATTGTTTTTCTATCCTTAGAGTAAATAACTTGTATTGAGCATTGACCCATAAGTTTTAAATCGTAACACAACTTGCGCACACAATCCTTTTTAAATAAAGTAATCATTTTAGCGTAAGCCTCTGGCTTTCTATTGCTGTCTAAAGCATCTAAGCCTTTGCCGTAAATCATTTGGCTTACACCATTAATAATAGCGTTGTTTGTAGGACTTCCGTTGTAGCGGTCTATTAGGTATTGGAAGTAGTTGTTGTCGCTTCCATACGCTACCCATTGTTTGTTTGATTTCTCTACAATCTCTGGACTTGTGTAACTGCTTAAATTAACTATTCTTAAATCGTTCATAAAATAATATAATCGTTATCAAAGCTATTCTCTGTGGTGTATTCGCCACTATTAACAGAATAGTAATCGTTGTTAGCTTGGTTTATAGTTTGGTCTGTGCAAAATACTTTGTCTTTGTAAATTACAGCAGCACCATTCTTTACCTCAAGCATATAAAAATCGCCCTCAGTTAATGTACCGAAAGCTGCTACAAACGACATATAATTGCCATCTGTTGAAGCGGTAGGTGTTTTATTTATAGTTGCGCCAGTACTTTCACTTGTTAGGTTTATAGTAATTGCACCGCTTACAAATTGACGTGGTATAACCTTAAAAGTTTTATCGCCATTAGTTCCTATAATCTTCATACTAATATATAAACAAAACTATTTTATTTTGCGTAAAAAAAAAGCCTCTCTAAAAAGAAAGGCTAATTTTAAACATAAACAAACTACTATGCTGGGCTTATTGGTGTAGCAGAAGCTATATCTGGTACAGTACAGAAGAATGGTGGAAAAACCTCAGTGGCAACCGCAGTCAAAGTAAATCCTTGTAAATCTCCAGCAGCAGCCCCAGTAACGATAGTTCCGCCAGTGATTTCTGCGCCATTATCTCTACCTAATAGTAAATACTTAGTAACTCCAGCACCATTAGGGTACAATTCTATAACGTAATGCGCACGACCTCTATTTAAGAGTTTAATTTCTTCTTGTGTCGCTACGTCTAAAACTTGAAAGGTTACATTTAAAGTACTTTCGTAAAAAGTAGTTCCGTTTTCTCTACTTGATGTTACAGTAGTTTCTAAAGAACTTAAACCGCCCTTTACTTCAAACTTAAAGAACTCAGCAGAGTTGTCCGTAGGTAGTGTTATAGTACCACTACTATCGCTTAAAGCAGCAATGGCAGCACTATAATCTAAGATGTAAATATTTTTAATTCCAGCAAAGGCGGTCTTACATCCAACCCCTCTACCTTTTGTTATTGCACAAGCCATATTTTTTTAGATTTAATAAAAAAGGGTAGGCAGTTTTGCCCACCCTCTTTATGTTGATTAATTTAATTTATTAAGAATAAAGTACGATGTCGCCTCTAACTCCGTATTGTACCCCAGCAGTGTAACGCATTACTACACGCACATTTTGAGACCCATCAAGGTCTGCCATATCAATTACTTTAACTTCGTTTCTATCATCTAAAAGACCAGTTCCAAAGAATAAGTTTGACTTCTGAGCCAATATAGCTTTGTTGTTAGCCATACCTTTAGCTACAAAGATGTTGATACCTTCAAAAGATAAAGCACCACCATTGTACCACATTGTACCTCTACCATCAACACCATTGCTTCCAATAGTAGCAGCAAAGCCACCTAAAGCACGAATGTAAGCTTGTGCGATGTTTGAAGAAACGTAAAGCGTTAAATCTTCTTTTCCTAAGATAGTTGAAGGTGCAGCATCTACAATCTTCCCTAACTCAGCGATTACGTTAGCACTTGTTACAGTTCCTTCTGCAACGTCAGCACCACCATCAGCAGTTAGTAAAGCATCAAAGCCATCAAAATTTCCTTCTCCAGAAGCACCACTCCAAATAGAAGTTTCAGTTGCATTAGCAACCTCAGCAGATACTCTTGCTATAACATAGTCAGAAAATAAAGGAGGTAATTCGTCAAAGGCAGAAAAACCCATTTGAGCAGCTTCCCAATCTGCGTGTAATTCTTTTTTACAGATTTGTAGGTTTACTTGTAGTTCAGTTGGTGTTAATACTTTCTCAGTTAAAGTAAGAGTTGAAGTACTATCATCAAAACCACAATCCGCAGAACGTACCAAGTTAGCAAAAGCTCCTACTTTCATAGCAGCTTTGTACTTGATGTTAGGCAAGATTGTTACAGCAGCAGCGTCAAGCGTTGATGCAGATAGAAGGGCAGCACCTAAGTACTTCCCAGCAAATTCTCCAGCATAACTGGATGATGTAATAGTTGGATTTGGCATTTTATTTAATTTTAGTTGTTAATTATTTTGTTCATTACTCTATCAAGTGTGCTTAATCTTCTTTTGTTAGCAAACTTGAAGTTTTGTTTTGTTTGTACCTCTGGGTTAGCCTTGATTGGCTCTGCAGCTGGTTGGTTTAGTTCCTCTTGTACTTCTTCTGGTACTTCGCTTAACTCTGTTTTTTCGTGTTTAGCAAGTTCCTCAGTCATAAGGTTTCCAAGTTCGTCTGCACTCATTTCTTCCTTTGGCTCAAGCATAGCTTTAATTTCTTCAATCATTTCTTTAACCTCAGCAAGTTCTCTTTTAGTAGCGTACATTTCTTCTTTTTCTTCTTCAAGTTCTTCTTTCGCTTCTACTTCTTCTTCTTCTTTTTCCTCAGCTTTAATCTCGCCTATAATACCTTCTTCAGCTACTACTAAAATACGTCCATCTTCCATTTGGTACTCCCCAACTGGCACAGCTACTTTTTCGTCATCAGTAACGATAAAGATTTCTTTACCAGCTTCAAACGCTTCTGCCTCGAGTACAGTTCCGTTTTCTAACGTTTGTTGTGCCAACTTAACTTCTTCAGATAAGCCTACAACTTCTTTGATTTTACTAATCATATCATTTGTATTCATATTAATATATAAGTGTTAAAAATTAATTTTGCATTTTCAGACATTACCTACACCTTGCGCCCTTAAACTTCCATCACAACATTTAGTTTTGTAAGTGTTATCTTCACACAAACAACCGCCTCTGCGACTTCCCTTTGGACTTGTTTTACTTGGTGTTATAAATCTTTTAATTCTTCTTAGCATATTACCTTACGCATTTTCCGTTTTTCTTCTTAAAGCCTTTAGGACACTTACCATACATATCAACGTTATGTTGTTCACAAGGCATATACCAAGTTTTACCCTCGTACTCGTGAGTGTGTATTTTTTCGCATCCAATGTTTGATGCCATCTCTTTGGCTTTTTCCTCTGTTGAATAAGCCAAGCGGTCGTCTATAATAGCGAAGTCCTCGTTTACAGTCATAGAAGCAAGGCTTAACTCTCCGAACTCTTTTAGTTTTTTAGCAGCGTATCGCTTACCAGCTTTACCACCCCATAATAAATAAGAGATAGTGCCACAAGCTTCTTTGTCGTTTTCATCGTAGAACTCCTCTGCTCTTGACAAGTAAGAATACATACGCTTAATTGTTTCTTCACTTATAGGCTTACCTTGTGCTAATTGTTGCGCTCGTATCTTACCAACCTCAGTAGCGCATTTGTTGTTTACCTTTTTGTTAAGGTCTATACCTCGTTTAGCATTGTTCTTTACTGCATCTGGGTAATCTGTGTAGCTTTCTAAGGTTGTCTTTTTACCACTCTTGTATCTTTTATCAGTTTTGATAATAGCTTTTACTTGACTTAGCAAATACTCTGCCTCTGCTTCTTCTATCTTAGCAAGTTCGTCTTTTATGCTTTCTTTAGGGCGTTCCATTTTGTCAGCAAAGTAACCCTCTATACTAAAGCCTTTGACCTTGCCAGTTTTCACAAACTCATTCCAGATTTGGTCGTTGTTTACTTTTACAGCACCTACCCAAGTACCAAGTGGCAAGTCCATTCCGTACTTTACACTTTTATCGTGTACCTTATCTTCTACAAGCCAACTCTCTACTAAACTAAGTCCGTTTAATTCGTATTGGTGTTCTAAGGTTGAGTTGTTTTGTTTGCCTTGCATTAAGTACATTTGCGAGGCTTTTAAGACGGTATCTTTTGAAAAATATATGTAGTACTCATCTTCTCCGTTACGTCTATATATAGGCTTGTTTGGTATAAGTAGCGCACCCATTAAAATGCGCTTTTCTTTGTCTACCTCTGCAAGTTTAAACTCTTGTGATTTAAGTGCAATAAAATCTTCTTCTATTGCTGGGTTTTCTACTACGCTAATAGCTTCTATCCCTATTTCTTGGTCTTCGTCTAAAATGAGTTCTACAATTCGCATATTAATATATAATAGATTTTAATTTATTTTGTATTTATAATGTTGCGCCCTCGACTATGTTATTTTCAAGGCTTTGTGCTGTTGTTACGTCATTGGCTACTACGAACGCTTGGACTGGTTGTTGTGTTTGCCCGCCTATCGCATCAGCTAATTGGTTTGTATCACTTGCACCCACTATATTAAAGGATGGAGGTGCTGGTGCAGAACCGCCACCGCCAGTAACACTTCCAGAAACTGCACCACCGCTACCTTTTGACTTAGGTATTTTTACAGATGCAATTTTCTTTACATTGGCAAAGCCCACTACCCCAGTTGCAATAGCTTGAGCAATCGCATAACCAGGAACTGGAACACCAGAAAAAGCTTTTAATTGACCAGCAATAGAAGCGTAAGTATTAACTAAAGAAGAAGCTATGGCAAGACCTTTACCAGCTTCTGTTTCTTGACCTATAATACCAGAAATGCTGCTAAGTGCAGAAGCATAACCATTTAAGGCTGTTTGTTTAGCGTCTAATTCAAGCTTTTGGATTTGTAGCGATGCATCTGCTGTTGCTTTTTGTGCTGCTAAATCTTTATCATCAAACTCCTTTTGTTTTAATCTTTTTGCTTCATCCCTTGCCGCTTCAAGTTCATCTGTTTTTATATTGTTTTCTTCTGCTTGTAAAATTAAGTTATCGTAATGCTCTTGTATTTTAATTAATTGTAAATCTCTTTTTTGTTGTTCTGAAACCGCTTCAGCATCTCTTAAAGTTTTTTTGAAGTCATCTAATTCTTTTATCCTCGCTTTTTCTTCATTGTCTTTTTGTTTGTTTTCAGCCTCTATCTGTTTGCTAATAGTATTGACTTCCCTTTGTACTTGCCTTGCTGTGTTTGCTCTTGCAGCTTGTTGTCTATTAACTGCTGCTATCGCCTCAGCTTCTTTTGTTAAGTTTTCTTTATTACTTCTACTAAAAGTGTTTTCTAAGATTTGCGCATCACGTCTTAATTCTAAAAACTCTGTTTCTTTGTCAAGTAACTGGTCTTCTAAAACTTGTGCATCAAGTAAGGCTTGTTTTCTTTCTGCTGCGCTAAATTCTTCTTCTTGCCTTGATTTAAGCCTTAGGTTTGCAATTTCACTTTCTAATTTAGACCTATCTACAATTAATTTTCTTTCTATTTTATCCGCCTTAGCCCTCATATCAGCAACAGAAGCGGCTTGTTTAAGTTCTTTCTCTTGTTCTTTAATAAAGCCTTTTACTCCTTCCGTTGCACTTGCAACGCTGTCTGTAATACTATCGACCCCAAGAGTAACTTTACCAACCGCATCAGCAGCCACCTTACCAGCCTCTTTAAATTCTCCTTTAAACAAAAGGCTTACTGCCCTACCTAAGTTTGGTATAAGTTCAAGTAAACCCTCAAACCTATTTATTAGGTTTTCTTTAATTAATTTCGTAAAATCCTTTAAGGCTTGTTTAGGGTTTTCAAATACGCTTATTATATTTTCTCCTAAGTCTGCAAGTAAGTCCACTAAATTACCAACAGCCGCACCTATAACAGTCGTTATTTTAGCAAACTTATTTTGCCCATCTTCACTACCTTTGAATGCCGCCGCAAGAGCAACAACGCCTATAACTAAAGCACCTATCCCAGTTGAAATAATTGCAACTCTAAGCGTTTTAAAACTTGTTATAACACCTTTTAAACCCTTTTTAAGACCTTTAAATTTAGAAACAGCACCGCCAGTAACACTATCAAGCACACCGCCCATAGCTTCAGTAGATGCACTCGTTTCTTTCACTTCTTCATTTACACCCTCGACCGCTTTCTCTAAGTTCTCAACTTCTTTTTGTGCTTTCTTAGAATTTACGTCTATATTAATTGTTTTCTCTATCGCCATTGTATCTCTTGTTTAAGTGCTTTATATCCTTCTTTTAGTGTTGTAGGTAGTTTGTGTTTACCTTGTGCTATACGGATTGTTTCTGTTTCTCCGTTTGCGTGTTTTAAAAGTTCAAGTATTTGTTTTATCATTAATCTGTTGTTGCGTAAACTATTCTATCATTTGAAAACACCACGCTACTGTCAATGGTGTATCTTGTTCTTATAGCTAATTTAAAAGTTATACCGCTGTCTAAACCAGTAAGTGTTCTTCCACCTATGTCGTTACCTAAAGTTTCTACAAACTCGTCATCTTTGTAAACGTCATATCCAGTAATGTTGTCTGTGTTTAACGCACCTGCTGGTGTCCAAGCTAAAGTAACACTTGAACTTGATGTGGCTGTAACACTTAAAGTAGCCAATCTTGGTAAAAAATCAATCATACTTTGACTAAGATTAGTAGCACTTTGACTTAAAGTGTATAACTCTAAAGAACTTTTGTTTGTTAGTAGGTTAGTTTTTATTGAGTTAATTCTGTATGATTTGTTGCCTATTATAAATTTGTCGTTTAGGTTGTACTTTAGTAATATGTGCAAAGGCAAATACGCTTCTACCTTTTTTATTCTGCCTTGCCTGTCGTATATACTCGTTAAATAATCCCCGTAATATTTATTAAATAAATTTGTTCCTACAACCTCTCTAAAAAATTCGTCTATCTCAATACCAAAATTTAAAGAACTTGAGCTATCAAATACACCAATATTCACTTTAACTTGACTTGGTCTGTTGTAAGCTGCAATGTCTTCGACAGCACCAGATGATGTATTTTGAAACTTAAAAGCATCTGAAGTCGCTTGGTTTTTAATATACAAAAGCAATGGCGCACCAATAGTGGGACTAAAGTTTTTATCCAACATAGCGCCTTGGCAGATTGTAGTTAATTCTGTGGCATCATTCTCATTTGTAAGCCTCTCGTAAAGCATTTTCTCAAAGTCCAATTCCACTTTAAATTCTCCGCCATCCCATTCATTGTCATTGGAAGCTGGGTAGCTTTCTCCGGCAAAATCATTACCAAGTAGTTCTTGTTGTTTTTGTATTAAAAAACTCTGTTTGCTTTTAAACCCAAACTTAACATTCTTGTATTTTAAAACTTTTTCTATTGTGCTTTTAGAAGTATCTACATATTTTGTAATGTCATAGGTTTTGCCAAGTGCATTAAAATCGTTAAATGGCAACGCTTGTATTTGGTTGTTTTCTTTATAAGCCACAAGGTTAAACATTTTAAATATGTTTGTTAAAAAGTCAATGACTTTCATTTTAGGTATTTGCCTTGATATAATAACTTGGTTTGAAGTTGCTAAAGATGTCATATTATAAACACCGCTACTAATAACATCTCCAGCAGCATTAAATATACTAAATAATCTTTTCCTTGCTGTTATTTGTATTGCCGAAAATGTTAATGTATTTGATGTTGTTATTAAAATTTTTACATCAACAATACCTTGTCCATAACGTACAGATGATGACCCAGCATTCCAAATTATACTTGGATATAATCTTATAGTTAAATTCTGTGTACCAGTATAATCTTCATTCCATAAAACAGAATTGTCTGAACTTCTTAAAATTGTTAAATTAAAATCATCAACATCAGCAGTTGTTATAGCAAAAAGAAATTCAAGGAATGTACCACTTCCAAGACCTTCTATATTAACTGGTCTAATATCTGTACCACTTGCTAAACTTAAACCATTGAATAACAATCGCTGATGAAATCTTGCCTCTAAAACTTGTAAATTTTCACCCTCATTGGAATTACTCATAAAGCCGCTTTCTCTGTGAAGCCACATATAAATACTTCTAAAGTCAGTAGAGTTAAAGAATTCGTTTGACAAATCAATATCGTAAGTAGTTTCTATTGCTTCTATTATCGCCCTAAGCTTTAAAGCTGGTTTGATGTCGAATTGATTTAAAAATTCCCCAGCGGTGCTTTTATATCCAGCGTTTGTATAACGCATATTTTTAGTGTGGGTAATAAGCGGAAAACAAACATCCCCAGATGTAGATATAAACTTGCTTTTTATTGTGGCGTAATCGTAATCAAAATTCAAACTGCTTGGAAATTCAAGCCTACTTAAATCATCCTCGCCTAAAATGTCTTTTAGTTCTATTGTTTCGCCAAAGAAAACCAACTTGTAAGCGTGTGCTTTGTTGTCTTTCATTGTAACGCTGTTAAGCCTTAGCTTACCTTTTTTGTAATCTGCACCGTTAAGTTTTATTAATGCATCAACTCTAAATCTCGCGTCGAAGCTATTTACAACATCGTTATCTTCGTAATGTTTAAATAGTTTTGAGTTATGCTTTGAAGCTGGTACATTAAACTGCTGAGAAAATGGCGTAAACACTTTAGAAATGTCCTTAGTGTTTTTTATGCTATCTGTGATTGTAACACTTTCATCCTTGAACAAATCAAGCCTAACAAAGTCGCTTTTAATTTGGTATAATTCCCCACTTGCGAAAATATCAGTAGATAAAGCTAAAGTAGTTGCGTTTGTAACCGCTGTTACCTTTGCGCTTGTTCCATCTGTTTTATTAAAGACAATATAGCCTACCTTAACCCCACTTGTAAAGTCAGCAGTAGCATCTACTAAATTATTTGTTGAGGTGCTTGTGGCTGCGCTTGTGCCAAACTCTGGGTACTTAATTCCATCCCTTATGTATAACTCAAGTATCTGCATTTAGCGTATGTTGTTTATTGTGTCAAAAGCAAACTCTATCTCTATTGTGTAGTTTATAATCTTGTCGTTTAGTTGTGTCTTGTAAGCAAATGAACTGCTTGTAACTTGTATTGGTAAGGTCTTAGAGTTTATCTCAATCCAACAGTCCTCACTTAGTTGCATCTCTTTAAAGACCTCGTTGTAAGCTTCTGGGTAGTAGCCAGTATTAAGGGTTAGTTTCTCTTTACCATTTTTGGTTAGTGTCTTATCTTGGTGGTTGCTTATGCTGTAACTTGCACTACTAATTATATTCTTTTTAAACTTCTCTGTTTTGGTTGTTAGCGTTTCGTTTGTGCGTTTAAAAAACCATATATCTTGCAACACCCCAAACTTATTTATAAACGTAATCTTGTAAGGCGTAAACTTACATTCGCTTTCGTTTGCTACTGTTAGCTTTGTAACGCCAGTAGAACTATCTACTAAGATTGTGTCAAAGTCAAATAGTGTATATTCGCCCTCAAAAGCTGTAAGGCAATCGCTACCCTCAAAAGTACCGCCATCTTGTATAACTCTATCTTCGAACTCGTCTGAGCCATTTACACCGCTTGTAACGTATTCTATTTGTGCGTTACTATTAGTGCTTGTGCTTATTGCTTTAGTATATACTTGTGTTCCGTTGTTTAAGTATGTTACTTGTGTTGCTAAAGATGTATCTACAGATATAACCGCTGGTGCATCATCAAGCTTAACTATCTTAGTGTTTGATTGTAAAACCGCTTGGTTGTTTGTAGGGTTTGCACCATCCTCAAACAAACCATAGCCGAAAAAGGCTTTAAGTTGCGTGTAACCGCTTGTGGTTTGCGCTACACCTTGTATAAATTGTGTTGTTCTATAATCTACCCACCAGATGTCTGTTGAGTAATCTCCATCAAATACATTAGTAAAGTAATCTCTTACAAGTTCCGCTATTTCAAAAGTGCATACGTTATTAACCGCAAAGGAATTTAAAAGGTAGATGCGTGTGCCTCTGTTTGTTGTCTGTGTACCTTGATATATATACAACTCAAGCTGTGTGCTTGTTAGGTTTGTTACTGTGCCAGTAGTTATATAGTACGGACTTCTTACGTTTATCTTGCTCATTTCTTGTTAATGTTTACTTGTATTTGTTTCTCTAAGCCTATTGAGTAAGCCTCTACTAACTCATCTGGTAATCTTTTAAAAGCAGCCTCGAATGGTTTTGTAAAAAACAAACTTGGTCTTATACCTCTTTTTTTAATCGCCTTTGCTATTGCAAACTTTATCCCTTCACGCTTTACGAACTTACCGCCAGAGCCTCTTGGTGCAATTCCCTTTCTAACTACCCAACTATCTAATGACTTAGTGGGTGGCATCTTGTTAGTGTACTTGTAAGGCGTGTTGTATTTCTTTTGTGTTCCGCTTACCCCTTTGTCTTGAAACTTACCATAGTCAGCCATATTAAAGGCTAAGGACGTTTTTTGTGCGCTTTGTGATACTTGGTAACCCAAAGAGTTATAAAGTTCCTTAGATGCGTTCTTTTTGCCCTTAGATAAGTTGCTTCGTGATTGTTGAATAACGTACTTAGCAAACTTGTTTAGTTCATCCCTTAAAAACTTATCTGCTAACATATAGTAATATCGTTATGTATTATTATATCCATTGTTGCAGCGTACCCAGCAAGTCGATTATCAAACCTTTCATAAAATGGCTCAAGTGATGCATCGCCCTCAAGCTGAAACTTATCGCTGTATAAATCGCCTCGTCTAAGCACCATTACTAATTTATTCAAAACTGCTAATTGTGTGTTAAGTACATCTTGCTCATTGTTGTTGCCTCTGAATATGTCAGTAGTAGCTTCCTTGCTTTCATCAACAATATCCATAGCCATAACAGTTATGTTAAAAGATATTACTTGTTCTTGTAGTGTTACTGAATTAACGATAATGTGCGCCAAAGGAAAGATGCTTTGCTTAGATAAGTCAATGTCGAATATATCGCCAGTTGTAACTGTGTTTACATTTACATCGCTCAAAAGCTGTGTTTCTATTGTTTCTGTAATTTGGTAAAACCCTCTAATTCCTTGTTGGCTCATTATCTGTTATTTGAATTTGTTTTTAATCTGTGATGCTTCTATTTGGTTTTTTTCTTTTGTGTATTCTAAATATGTTAAGCACTGGTGTACATTTAGTTCAGTGATATTTTTAAATCTTGTAATATCGCCTTGAGCGATGCCAAAGAGGGCATTAAACCATCCCCACTTGGATGTGAAATTAGATGCTGTGCTAAAGCCTTCTCGTTCTTCGTGTCCAAAGAGTTCAGCATAACCATCGATAAGTCCTTGCCTAAACTGTAAAAAAAAACAATAGCACCTAATACTACATCTAAGGGAAAGTCCTTAGCGTTATCGCTTGTGTCTGGGTCGTATTGCTTTATTGTGTACCTTGTGCCTCGCTTGTGTTCTATTGGTCTAAATAGTACGTTTACTGCTCTGTGTAAATTATCGTTATCTCCTATGAAAGTGTCTAAGTCCATATACTCGCCAAAGGTCATATCGTCTAACTCTGGGATGAAGCCATAATCTACACCACCTAAGCTAAACTTATTTATAAGCTGGTGGTTAGTGTCAAACATAGTATTTATAATCTCGCATACCTCAGCTATGTCTGTGGCTTTCATATTGCGTACTACTATCTCTGGCACTTTACAAAATATCTCTACAATCTTAAGTTGTATCGCTGTATCGTGTGTATCTTCTAACTTGCCATCTAACTTTGCAAACTCTTGGTATTGTCCAAGTGTTATCTCGTTAAGGCTTGTAGGTATTCTTAGATTAACTTTCATATTAATATATAAACAATTTTAAAATATTTTAGAACAGTTTTAATTGTGCTTGTCCTATTCTTTGTTTTGCTATGTTGTAGTACTTATCGTCTAACTCAATACCTATAAAATTCCTTTTAGTATTAACACAAGCTACACCTGTAGTTCCTGACCCCATTGTAAAATCTAAAACAGTTTCATTCTCGTTAGTGTAGGTTTTGATTAGGTACTCCATTAAAGCAACGGGTTTTTGTGTTGGGTGCAAACTGCCGAAGCGCTGACTGTCGCTTTGAAAGTTTAAAACTCTTTTCGGGTATCGCCTACCCTTGTTTATAGTGTCGTGACTTTCGTTTGTTTTGCCGTAGCAACCCTTGCTTAAAGCGTTTTTATTCGCGTTTAATCTCTTGTAAGGCTCGCCTTTTGTGAATTGAGGGTTGTAGGTTGATTGCTTTTTATAAAATACACTTATGTTTTCAAAATCATTTAAAGGCATTCTCTTTGCGTTCAAATGTCCCGTCCCTTTTGGCTTTTGCCAAACCCAATCGTATTTGTAATTTTTAATATTTGACATTCTCAAAGCGCTTGAAAACGGCTCAGCACCAAACAAAACTATCGCACCGTTTGGCTTTATTATTCTATTTAATTGTTCCCACATCAATTCAAAATCTATTACACTATCCCATTTACAGGCTGTTGTTCCGTAGGGTGGGTCTGTTATTATTGCGTGTACTGAGCCGTCTGGTATTGACTTCATTACCTCTAAGCATTCTCCTTTTATTAAATCTGTTTTCATATTAGTGAACTATATACTTACCTCTATTTGGGTTTTGCAACTGGTAGCCTACTGCGTATCTAATCGCATCTATTAAGTGATTGTACTTGTCTATTGGTGTGTTGCTTTTGCGTTCTAACCAGCGGTAATTGTTTAACTCTTTGATGAGGTTTGTACTGTCTGGACTTACAACTAAGTCATAATCTTGTAGAAGGCTAATTCCGTACGTTACACTCCCTTGACCTTTTATGCTTGGCTTTACGTTACACCCTTTAGCTTTTATTTCGCTTAGTAGCCTTGGCTCTGCGCTATCCCCTACAATTAAACCACTATTAGCGTGTTTAAGGTTTAGTTCTGCTATTTGTGATGTGGTAAGCCTTGGCAAGTAAAAACATTCCTTTAAATAGATTGTCTTTGTGCTGGTGTTTATGTTTACCTCTACTAAGGTACTTGGGTCTGCAGCGAAGCCATAATCTTGACCCCACACACTTACGCTACTTCTTTTAAACTCTCCGATACTCCAGTTGCTAAATATAACCCCCTCAGCTTTACTCATCCAAGCACCAAGCATTTGTTGTTTGTACTTCTCTGGTCTACGCTTACGCATTTGGTCTATTTGGTCTATGTAGCTTTTAGAGAGATTGTCTATGTTGTCTATGTAAGTGGTATGTATGTACGTTGTGTTTTCTTTCTGTGTATTGCTTCCCTCTTGTACCCCTCGTTCCTCAAAGAAACGTCTGTATATAAAGTGTTCTTTGGTTGTGGGGTTTAATATCAGTATTACTCTATTGGCTTTACCTTGTTGCCTTACACTTAGGTCTATTGTGTCAAACTTCTGCTCGTCTGTTAGTTCTTCTGCTTCATCTACTACCCAAGTGGTTATGCCTTGCAGAGATTTAAGGTTTGCTGTCTGGTCGCCACTTGATGTCTTGATACCTCTAAAGATTATCTTGCTACCAGTTTTTTTGTTTATTATCTCGTCTTTAGTTATGTGGAAGTGTTCTATCGAGCCGAACTGCTCTAACTTGTCTAAGAACTCTGGTATAATTGAGATGTATGCTGAGGTTAATGTGTAGCGTGTAAATAGTATAACGTGCCCAGCTTCATAAGTAAGCATAACTAAAAGGGCGTTTACTGAAAATGACTTCCCAGACCCACGCCCACCACTAACAATAAAGTACCTACTATCGTTTTCAATAATAGGCATATATTTTTTCTTTACCTCAATCAACGAACTTTATTAAATCTCTAAAATTGATGTTTAAGCCCTCAGAACTATTGATGTCCATACTTTCTTTAGGCTTTCCATAACGATAGCTTAAATAGGTCTGTAAGGCTCTCATATCGCCCTTAGATACTAACTTACCTAATGTTTCTATTGCTTCGTCTTTGTCTATTATATTGTCTAAGCGTTCTATTAGCTTTTGCTCTTGTGCCTTTGGCTTTCTACCAGCACCTTGTCTTGCACCACCATTGTTTACTCTTTTGTCCATAATTGAAAAAGATTGTTTATTCAATAATATATAAACAAACTTATTTTTTTTTAGAACAATCTTTGTTGTGCTTTGTGTTGCTCTATTCTTTTCATTGCTGCATCGTAATACTCTTTGTCTAATTCACAAGCTGTTAAATCATACCCTAAGTTATGACAAGCTATTGCTATTGAGCCACTACCTAAATGTGTGTCTAATATCTTATCTCCCTCTTTAGCGTAATTCATTAAAAGCCATTCATATAATTTAACCGGCTTTTGTGTAGGATGTATTTTACCCCCGGTTTTAGGGACGGACATTCTAAAAATTTTAGCTAATTTATCAAAAGAAGTCCAAGCCAACTCCGCCATAGCTAAACTAAAATCTTCACTAACCTTTTTATCCCAAACAATAAAACACCTACTGCTTTGTAAATTGTCAAAAAAGTAATTTCCACCCCATATTATTTGATTTTTAGAAACCCTAAATAATTCGTCAAAATATTCTTTTGAAGGTCTTTCTAAATCCCAACCTTTATGTACTACCTCGTTAAAATTCATTTTTCCAGTTCCCCCCCCTTTAAATTTATCGCCTATCCCATAAGGTGGGTCTACAATAGCAAGGTCAAAGTAGTTATCTTCATATCTTGCCATTAGTTGCATATTGTCCTCGTTTGTTATAGTCATTTTAAAAGTATTTCTTCTATCTGTTCTATCTGCTTATCAGTAGCTTTTGGTAGTTTCTCCATTACATATAGTTTAGCATCTCCTAATAAGTGTTTATATGTGAGGTCTAAGTTTTTATTATATTTAGAGTGTTGGTTGTATGTCTTTAAGCTATGAAGTATTGAGCAGTGTGTTGTATTATATCCGTTCTCTTTGTATTCGTTTACTATATCCCTAAGTATTTTTTTATCCCTTTTTCTCATATACCTATTAGCTACACTTCGCATCTCTATAACCTCTCTACGCCTTGTTTGTTCAAAGATGTCTATGTTGTTTATTTCTTTGATTACATCTCTTATTGCTTTTAATTTCATACTTCTTTTTTCTTTTGTATAATATATCCGTTTTCTTTTAGGAGTTGTATCGCTTCCTTTATTTTTTCTTGTTCTATTCTGTAAGTGTCGAATATGTAGTTGTGTATTACCATTGTTCTTTGTTTAAGTTATAATCGCTTAGGGGTGCTTCCCCATTTTCTTCTAATTCTTTTTGTAAGTTGGCTAAGGCTCTCCAACATACCTTTGCTGAATGTCTTACTCCATCTGTGTCTATCTCTCCAGCTTCCATTAAGTGTCTTGTTAAAGCATCTAACTCATCGCCACTCTTTGACCTATCCCAATGTAAAGGCTTGTTAGGGTGGTGCTGTTGGTTGCCTATCCAAGATGTTTTAGCCACCTCTCTTATTGCATCTGGAAAGTATTTAAGTACTCCACTAAATACTGGCATTGTCTTTCTATTTGTTTCTTTTAACCTCTCGTAAAAGTCATCATCATAAACCCCAGCTCTTTCTTCTTCGCACTCAAGTTCTTCTTGTGCTGTCATTGTGTAAGCGGTTTCTGTTCCGCTTATGTAATCAATCTTTTTAGTCATATTTTTTTTGCTTTAGTACCGCCTTTAGTTGGTGGTATCTTAGACCTTATATTTGTTCTGCTGTAATAGTTTGTTTGTGAAGCTTCATCACAAGATATAAACTTAACCTTCTTTTTTGCTTTGCTTATCTCCGCCAAGTTTACCCACTTGCCCTTTATCTTTCTCCATATTGATTTCTTTGTTTTCATTTTCTTTGTCTATTATTAGTTTTAGTGCCTCTAACTTTACATACATTTGGGCAACTATGTTTTCAAGCCTGAGTATTCTTTGTATCTGTGTGTGTTTCTTTTGTTTCATTTAAAACATTTTAATTTGTGTTTGTGGTTTGTAACTTGCATCGTAAGTTTTATTCTCTCCTTTTGGGTATTTATGTATTTTATAATTTAATTCTTTTAGCCATTTTTTATTTTGTTTTTTACTACCAGTAAAATATATATATCTGTTTTTACTTGTTCTTATTTTCCTATTTGCTTTATAATCTATATTTTTATCATAGTGCCTTGAATGTGTGTTACCATCTTTACCTATATCTGTGCGTTCTTTTGTTGCACCAGTATAAATAAAATTAGTTGCTTGATAAATATAGCCATTGTGATTTTGCCCTTTATCAGCATAACTTACAATAATTAAAGGTGGCAACATTTTTAAACACTTAGAAACAAAAAAAGACAAACTATTTTTTGGTAAATCATCATTTGTTATTAATCTGTTTAACTCATAAACATAACTACTATTATATTCGCCACAAACCCCAACACATAGAGAATTACTTGCTGGTTTACCAAAAGTACAAACACCCTCTAAAACATTATCTATATACAATCCAAAAGCATAGCTTATACTTGGTATTCTTTTAGCATAGTGCTTATTTAATAACCAGTCATAAGTTTCAAAACTGTCTATGCTTTTTACAATCACAGCTCCCCAGTTAAGCAATAGTTATCTAAATCTGCACCCTCTATAAAGAATTTGTTGTATAAGTCAAGTGCTTTTTCTACTTTTTCTTCGCCTCTGTAATAAAATTCTTCTGAGCAGTTAAAGATACCTATGTCTAAGCTACCTTTGTCTAACACCAAGAATTTAAAATCTTTGTATTCTTTGTTAAATAAATTACAATATAAATAGCATTGTACATCGTATCCGTATTTGTTGGCACTCCAGCTAAAGTCCTTTATGTTTGTTGTGGTTTTTAAGTCCACTATCCTATTAGTGGCTAACACATCTGCCTTACCCCTGAATGGCATACTCAATACGTTATCTATTGCTGGAATTTCAAACTCTGCTTTAGTTATTAGTTCCTTTGCGTGTTCGTTGCGGTAAAACGCATCCACAAGCCTATCAGCATCACTGCGTTCTTTTGCAGTAAACACTCTTGGGAACTCTGCCACAGCTTCTTTAAACTTCTTTGTGTTTCTACTTTGTACCTCTACAAACTTTTGTTCTGAAAATTTTTGTGGCTCAAGGATTGCCCAATGAAACAAAGCACCAGCTCTTAAAGCTGGGCTATCTCCACTACCATACTTTAAGCTAAAGTTATACGTCTTAGGACTTGATAGAAGCTGTTTAAGGCTACTACTACTAAGCGCAAGGGTGTTTAGTTCCCCATAGTAAAAAGTGTCATCTTCCATACGCTTAAGCAGTTCTGCTTTGTCGTAATACTTGCCGTCTAATAGTTTTATCTTATCCATATTATTCAAGGTCATACTTATAGCAATCACGACTGCAGTAGGTTTCTCCGTTTGTTTCTGTGTCGCACGTTCTACAATAAGTTATCTCGTCTGGTGTTTCCCAATAGTTCATATCTCGTATTGTTTTAGTTCTTGTTTTAGTTTTTGTATCTCTTTGTTTTTTTCGTTTCTTATGTGGTCTACTTTTTTGGTTAGTATCTCTACCTCTGTAATTAACTGGCTTGAGAGTATCCCTATTTCTGTGATAGCTTTAACACAGTTTTTTAAATCTTTGTTGTTAGGTTTTTCTTCTTGCCAGTCAATAAGCTTCTCAATTAGAAACGAGTACCAAAGTCCGTAAGATTGTTTTTGTAGTAAGTCCATACTAACTCGCAGACCCAATTAAATAACCAAAAGCCACACAGAGTGCTAACATAAATATTATAGCACCTTGTATAATTATATGTCTTTGGTGTTCTCTTTTGCGCTCTAACTCGTCAAGTTCTTTTTGGGTGTGTACCTCTATTCTGTTTTTGCGTGTTTCTATATGTAATCCAGTTTTTGTCTTTTTCATTTTATTGTATGTTAATTATTATGCTTCTAATATCTGATGCTCTGTTTTCCAACTCTATCTTTTTTTCTTTGGTTAAAGATTTCTTGTAAGTGTCGTAATACAAGATAGCATCTATCTGTTTTAACTCTTTGCGTAAGTCGTCAAGCTGCGTTCTCATTTGTTTGTGTTTACGTTTTGAATATAAGATAGTGCAGTTTGCTCGTTCATTCCGTAAGCTTGTACCATCATAGTAACCCAAGCCTTTTCTGTTTCTGTTAAGTTATATTGTCTTTTCATCTTGGGTAGTTTTATTCATATCCAATTCTAAAATCTTCTTTTATGCTTAATAATTCATTAAAGTTGTCCTCATCAAACATATTTATAGCTTCGTTTATGTATTCTGTATCATAGCTGAATTTTTGTTTAAATATTTCATCAGCTTGGTTTATACTTATTATTGTGTAAGTCATTTTGTTTTGTTTTATTTGTTTTTGTAATAATCGCTTAATGCTCTTAATTCTGTTAATGGTGTTTCAGAACGCTCAGTTAAACATAATAAGAGTTGCTCTGTTTCTTCTAATAATCTTTCTTTTGATAGTTTAGATAAACTTTCTAAACATTCTTCTAATAATTGTTCTTTTGTATTCATTTTTGTTTTGTTTTATTAAAAATTGTCTATACTAGCGTGATTTAATTCTTTTTGATTACAGGGTGATAATCCCCACTTGCAACTGAATTTTTCAGAAGCTACTTTTTTAGCTTGTCTTTTTTGACACCAAAGTAATTGATTACCTTCCCAATCTGTTAAGGGCATCCAAAATTCTTCGAACCCGTTGTCTAAGAATGTTATCCAAACCTTTTCTTTTGCTGTGTTAATTTCGTGTAATGTCATAATTTCTATTGTTTTGTTTTTAAATTCTTTACAAATATACAAATAAATATTTGTTATAAACAAATTATAAACATATTTTTTACGAAAACTTACGAAAACTTTTTTTCTACTTCTTAAATCCGTTTAAATTTATTATAGAAGCGTGGCTCTCGTCAATCAAATAACAAGGCTTTAGAACTTTTTTTTTAGTCCATAGTGTAGTATCTGGGCAGTACATATCTTGTTCTTTTAAGTCCTTGAGGCTGTTAAGCCAGAACATATAATTGCCTTTAGGGTCATTAACAAAATACAACGCTATCCTACCAGTATCAATTAACTTGTCGTACTTGTAAACCTCAAGCATTTTTTCTTTGTAGTATTTGTTTCTAAACTTAAACTCTATTACTACATCTTTGCCCTTAGGACTTGTGCCGATAGCATCGTAATGCTCAAAGCCTTTGCCAGTATGTGTTAAATCCCAACCATCAGCATTTAGCAAGAGTATTACAGCTTTCTCCCACTTGTGTACATTCTTAATCATAAATCTTGTCTATATCTGCAATCCATTGTACAAGCCTTTTAGGATTGCAACTGCAAGGCTCGTGATAGTTGTGTTTGTAATACTTGGAGTGAAGCCTACACAATAGCTTATATTGTTCTTGTGATAGCTTACCCTTAACATCAGCTTTAAACTGCTGCCAATCTTTTTTGTCTATTTCTTCCATAGGTCTATATCTATATCGTTCCATTCTTTCCTACGCTTATCACATCCGCAATCTTTCCCCCATATCTTTTTAACTATCCAACGTATGCCAGTATAATAAGTAATGTAGTAAACTATATCTCCTAATCTCATAACAATTCATTTAATGGTAAAACAATTCCTTTACTCGCCATATTATCCCCACCCTTTTTATCTCGCTTTGTGTTTATATATTTTCTGCATTTATTTTTTAAGTCCTTTGTTTTGATTATATACAATTTGTCTAAATAAATATAATATATCTCGGCTTTGGTTGTTGAAATTCCACTCGGCTTACCATTACAAGAATACTCTACATAAAAGTTACCAGTTACTTTATATTGTGCATCGCTTTTAACCTCAACACCTATTTCTAATTCTGGTATATAAATATCCCAATCTAAGCAATAGCCATCCACTATGTAAGCCTTTGGGTATTTCTGCTGAATATGGGATAAGGCTTTATTCTCATACTCTTTACCAGTTTTTAAATCTTGTTGAAACTTACTAATCATATATTGTCTTTTATGTGTTTAAGTGCGTTTCTGTAAGTATTGTAAAGGCTGTAGTAACTTATCTTTGTTTCTCTGCTTAGTGATGCTACGCTTTGCCCAGAAGCTACTAAAGTAAATACCTTGCTATCATACCAGCGCATCTCACTAAGTATATTGTCTAATTTCATTTTATTTTTTGCGTATTCTTCTTCGTCAATTGTGGTTTCGTTTAATTTGTTTACAATAGTATTATATTTTAATAAATTTTGTTTCTTTTTTTGTGCATCATTATCTTTATAGTATACGTCATCAATGTATGCTTTTAACATTCGTGCCTCTTTCTTGTGGGTGTTTAAGTAAATACCTCGCAGAACTTTATAACAGTAGTAAGTATTAATGTCGTTATTGTACCATAGGTCTAAGCCTTTTTGTACATCACATATAAGCTGGATGTACATTTCTTGCACGATGTCCTCAGCAAAGCTTGGCTTACACCCAAAGGATTTTACAATACCTATCCAATTTTTGTGCTTATTGTAAGCAAGTTCTACAAGTGATTTCATTAACCTAATTTCTCTTTA